CCTCGTCTTTTGAGTCTTCTTTTGAGTCTTCTTTTACATCCTCATCTTCCATTTCTTCTTCAATAAGGTTTTCGTAAATTTCACGTGATTTTGCTACCACATACTCGTGGAATAATTCTTCTGCTTTCGCAGTGTCATCATTAACTAAATGCTCAAGCATTTGTTCTAATGTTGTTTTTTGATCTGCCATTTTATTCTCCTATATATTGATTTTCATAAGGCTGTTTGTTAATGTATTTACATTTTACTTATAAAAATGGGGTTAAATGGTAGTTTTTTGATTCGTTTTGCTTTGATATATACTTTCCGGAAACGTATTCTCGAATTCTTCCTTACTAATATGTGTCAAATTACCGTGTTGAGGACCTAGTTTATCAGGTATAAAGCCGCCTTCTTCAACAACTCTAAAGAATTTAGTAGTTCTAAACTCCTTAATAACCTTTTCTGTTTGTCCTAACCAGTTACCAAAAAACGTTGCTGCATCAGTACTTTTCTTATAATTGAAAGTATCTGCATACACATTATTAAACTTTCCTTTATTACCTGCGTAATCAAAGCCTATAATGTATATGTTTTTATGACCGTTACTTGCAGCAAACCATAGTGCTGTTGGTCCACTTGACCAACCTTTGTGGGGTGAAAATAGATTAATATTTGATTTAGTTTTTATGCCTTTATTTGGATTGGTCCAAACTGTGCCTTTTTTATGATAGTCAGCATCAATTAATTCGTTAACCATTTTAACGTCAACTGCAATTAAAAAATGCGGGTCAAATTCTCTGTATTGTGCATTACAACCATAGATTGTGCCTTTATTAATCAGACTAGGACAATCAATTGATAATCTACTGTTTCCGTTACCTAGAACAAAAGCAGGATCATTTTGGAAGCGTTTCTTATTACTCTTGTGGTTCAACTGGTGCTGCATACATCTGCCTTACAAAATTTAGTTCCGATTCTTTCTCGGCAGCGTGTGCTTCAGCCTGCATTCTTATCTCGTTAATCTGTCTAAGAGTAAGTCTGACTTTTCTAGTATCGTCACGTCTCATAACGGAACTATCCTTGTCGTTGTCGTATCTACGATCAACAGCAAAGTCATTTATTTCGTCATTAAAATATAAAAATTCTCTTAGAAGCATATTACTATTTATGACTAGGCAGGAGTTTCTGTGCCGCCTGTCGCATCCCCTTCTCCGCCTGCTGGTTCAGCCGCTGCTGCCATATCTTCAGGTGCTTCAGCAGTTTGGTCTCCCATCTCTGCTTCCATACCACCTGGAGTAATGCCTGCACTTCTCATTTCACCTGCTGCATCAGTAGGTGGTTGTAAGTTACCTGCATTTTCTTCTTTCCAAAGTCTTTCGTTTTCTGCAATCTCTTCTGCACTTAAACCAAGATAACGTTTTAGTGCAAAACGTTTTGATAAGTGAGGTACTTGTTGAATTGCACCAAAAATATTTGCTCTTGTAGTATCTAATTCTGCTTGACGATACGCTGCAAAGTTTTGTGGTGGATTAAATTTAAGATCAAACAGACTAGGATCAATGTTAACACCTGCACTGTTTAACCACATTTTAAATTCCATATCTAACGATTCTACAATATTTGCTTGTAGTCTTTCACAATACTTGTTAAAGCGTAATTCTTGAATATATGCTGTACCTACTTTACCGTCTGATACTGTGTTTGCTTGTTCGTCAATTGCTGTAGGCAAATAACTTGCCGGAATACGTAAAGCACGGAATAACTTATTAGTGAAGTAACGTAGGTCTGTAATTTCGCCTAGGTTAGTACCACCTGGTAATGTTTCAACTTTAGATCCTCTACCTTCTGCTGTTTGTGGGAAGAAGTAATCTTCGTTTGTTGAAAGTGGATTATAACTAGCATCAATAACACTAGTTCCGCCACCTGTTGCACTTGGAATACGTCTTTGTTGAATTTCATTTTTAACTTTTTCAACAAAGCTCATAGCCATATGCGCAGGCATATTACCTACGTCAACGTAAAAAATTCTACGTTCAGGCGCACGTTGGATACGATAGATAATAATCGCATCTTCTAATAACTCTTTTTGTTTGTATACTTTAAAAACACTTTCTAAAAGTGAATTACCAAAAGGATAATTTTGATCTAATCCTTCTGATAATGAAATGTGTACCATATGTTTTGCATCTACGGCAATTTCATTTGCTTCTCTTTGAAACCTAGTGCCTGATGGTGTAGGAACTTGGCCTGCCATTCCTCTACCAAATCCACCCCCGGAAGTATATGAACTCGTTCCGCTAGGTGAAGTGTTAGTTGTATTATGTGGAGTTGTTGCTACTAAACTTGTAAAGTTAAAATTAATATCTCTTACAACATACTGCTCGGGAACCTTTCCATCGGATTCGTTAACAATAATTTTTGTGACTTTGGTTTGATCCACGTATAAAAGTTTTTTAGTTTCTGGATCCCTAATAAAAAAGCAATCTCCATACTTAAATGTGTTCCTTACAATTCTAAAAATACGCTTGTCAATTTGATTTAGTTTTACCCATTTTTGTAATGCGTCTTTAAGTAATCTTGTTTCAATATTACTTGCAGCGTTTCTAAAATGGAAATGAAACGGTGTAGTATTTTCTCTATCTTTATCTGTACAAAATTCTGCTAGGATGTCAAGTGCAGCATTTACTTCTGAATCCATATCCATTGTGTCGTACTGCATATAACGTTCAATACGATTTGGTGCACCAGCATAAACATCTGGTAGATATGAACTATAGTTTGCTCGTGCAGGTCCTGGGCGGCCACCGCCACTTATTGGACTGTAACTACCGCCTGTATTATCGGCATTTACGGGTGTAAAGTATTTTTTCCAACTCATAATTTTATATTATACATCCTTTTTCAAAAGAAATCAAGTCCTTATTTTACTATACCGCTCCGTATAAGTCACCAACATTTTCACCAGTAACACCAAGTTGTTTTTTGGCAAGCATAGTTTGTGTAGTCGCCAATTGTACTAATTGGTTCATACTACTATTTAACTCGGATAATAGTTGGTCTGGAGTTTTCTGAGAGCTCTCACTCATTGGTACACCGTCTAAGGCTTCTTGCTTTTTCTTTTCTTCTTCTAATCGTTTTCTTTCTTCTTCTGCTTTTTTCTTTTCTGCTTCTGCTGCTTGTTGTTCTAGTGTCTTTTGAGCATCAGTTGCATTTGTTGAAGGAGTTTCTTCGGTTCCTACATTCGGATCGTCTGATAACGTACCGTCTGGATTTTTTGGAACACCATCTGCTGTTGTTGCAGCCGCTCGTTCTTCTTCTGCTTTTTTCTGTTTAAGTAGTGCTAGATCTTTTTGTAATTGTTCAAGTTCTCGTTTTTCATCATCTGCACTAAAACCAACTGAACTCCAACTGTCTTCTGCAATAGCAGCATTTAAGTTTGCAATTTTATCTTCAACATCTCTGATAGTGTCTTCGCCAACAAGACCTTCGCCAATTTTTTCACCAATAGCACCGCCTGCACTCGAACCTGCCCACCATCCAATTGCACCACCAATCAATCCGCCAATAGCAGTTCCAACCACAGGTACGACCGAACCAATAGCAGCGCCGGCCATTGCGCCAGCCATAGCACCTCCTGTGCCACCTGCGGTTGCACCGACAGATTCTGATTTTTGAACTGTTGCTTGGTTTTCAGTAATTTCTCCTGCTGCTAAAGATTCGTCAATCGCGCTGTAAGATTGATAACCTTCGTATAGACCATATGCTAGTCCTAGTGGTCCGAATCTTCTTAATATGCCTTTAGCAGCACCTGCACCTGGTTTTGGCTTTGGTTTATTTCCTGTAGCAGTAGATGCTCCGGCTCCTGGGCCTCTTCTTAACCCTAGCATTTGTGCTGCGGCTGCTGCACCTGCTGCAAGTTCTAATGCTTTCAGTGCAAGATTGGCGCCGCCCATTGCTGTAAGGAATAACGGAAAGTTGTCTGCTGCCTTTTGAAGTGCTGGAACAAGATATTTTTCTGCTGCGTCAAGTGCTTGAGTGAATACACTTTCTAGTGGTTTAAGATCAATACTGCCTAGTGCTGTTGTAAATTCTGTTGATGCTTGTGCAATATTTTCTTTGAATGTTTTAATTGCTGCTGGATCAATTATGTCTCCAACACCTTTAGCAGCATCATCTCTGTTTTTCTTTAGGCTGGCTTCAATTTCTTTTTGTATATCAGCAAGTGATTTATTTCTATTTGCTACGTCTGCTGCTGCAACGTAGAAGTCGTTCATTTCATCGTCAAATTTACCTAGTGTTTGACCAACGGGTGACTCAGCAAACTTCTTGGCTTCTGCTGCATAGGTATCATAGAAGGAACTAGCAAAGCCTTCTTCTAGTTGTTGACCACTTTGTATCTTCTGATAAATTTTCTGTGCTTCACCGCCTGACTCTCTTAGGAAAGCCATTGCCTTAACACCTTCTTTAGATGTAGCAGTACCAGTTGCTAAAATTTCTTTTAGTCCAGTTTGGTGTGCCTTAGGAATTGAATCCATAAGTTTTTCCATCTCGGCCTGTTGTTCAGGTCCAAGTTTGGACATCATAATTCTGTATTGTGCGTCTGCTTGTCTAGCGTCTTGTTCTGCTTGAAGTGTTTCTTTTGATTTACCAGTTAACTTAGATACTGCATCTAAGTTTTTCATATAAGTTCCAGTTAATGAAATTAACTGTTTGTTACTTAATTGTTCAGCTCTACCGTTTCTTGCAAGTCTACCCGAATACTCTGCAAGTCCGTTGTTAATATCAACTGTGCTATAACCTAATCTTGCTAGTTCGTCACCGACTTGCGACTTCCTAATTTCTTTACCCATATCGGCTAAACGTTTAGCACCATCTGCTGTGCTACCGCCAAGGAATACTAAGTTTTGAGCATTTTTTTGAATTACGCCTGAGAACTGTTCCATAGTCATACCAGCGTTTCCTGCTGATCTACTAAAGTTCGCTATGTTACCGCCAAAGTTAGCACCTACTGATGCTGCGCTTTGAAACTGTGTTTGTAGTTGTTCAACTGCACCTGCAACAGGTCCATAAACACCTTTAATTGCATCACCAACTAATGGAATGTTACCAAGTGTATCTGTAGCACTTGTAATGCTGTCGCCCATATTAGCGATACTAGATAATGTGCCGCCTATGTAATCAATTGCTTTTTGTGCTGTTTGTCCTAGTTTTCCAATAAACTGAAGATTGCTTTTAATTGCCGAGCCAAACGTATCTGCACTTTCTGCTGCATCGTCTAGAGATTCACTTGCTTTATCAGCACCTTTGCCAAGTTTATCTTGCGAACGTTGGAATTTCCTTCCGGATCTTACTCCTGCTTCGGTCTGTTTTCCAAGTCTTTTTAATGAAGCATCTAGTTCTTTGTCGCTTTTAATCTCAACGCCGGCTTTTTTAGCCATAGCGGACATAACAGCAACTAATTGTTTTAATGTTACTTCGGTGGCAGCATTATTAAGTACTACTTCTTGATCACCAAATTGTCCTGTTACATCTGCCATTAATTAAATTCCTAGAAATATGCGCATATAAATACTTATTGTAAATACTTTACAACAATGTTATTTATCGGAGAAAAATATGGATGAAAAAATGGAAATGCCAAAGGTTGAGATTGCCGGGCAGCCTGCTATGAGTAGCGCACCCAACGTGGCGCCAACACAGGCGGCTCCTGTCAATCCGTTAGCCGGGTATTATAGACAACCTAAAGTATATCTACAACTACCAAGTGGTGGTAAGTGGTATGAAGAAGGTACACTTGATGTCAGTGAAGATGGCAGATATGCTGTGTATGCAATGACAGCAAAAGATGAACTAATGTATAAAACACCAGACGCATTAATGAACGGTGCAGCAACAACTGAAGTTATTAAAAGTTGTATTCCTGCAATTAGACAACCGTGGAAAATGCCTACGCTTGACGTAGACGCTTGCCTAGTAGCAATTAGAATTGCAACATACGGCGACAAAATGGAAGTTACTTCAATTTGCCCTAAATGCAAAGAAGAACAACTTTATGATTATCAATTAGGTGAACATCTTGAAAGAATTAGTAACTTTGCATATCCTGAACAATTGCAAATTGGCGATTTAGTGTTTGGTTTAAAACCTTACAGTTACAAAGAAATTACTCACAAACAAATACAGCAAATTGAACAAGAAAGAATTTTTGAGATAATCAACAATGAAACATTATCTGAAGAACAAAAACTTGAAAAATTTGGAGCAAGTTTTATTAAACTTACAGAAATGACTGTGTCGGTTGTAGTACAAAGCATTGTATCTATTACAAGTCCACAAGGTACTGTAACTGATAAACAGATGATTTCAGATTTTGTACAAAATGCTGACAAAGAAATTTTTACAACATTAAGTGAACACTTGCAAGTTATTGCCAAACAACTAGAACTTAAAGCAAAGAAAGTCAAGTGCGGCGATTGCGAACACGAGTTTGATGTTCAACTTACAATGGACCAAGCAAATTTTTTCGGAGTAAAATCTTAACCCTTTCTCGTCCTGAGATTTTACGCGAAGCCGAAATATTAGATAAAGAGGCGAGAGTCCTTAAGAAGGAACTTCTTAAAATGTGTTGGTATATGAGAGGTCTTTCTTACAGTGAAGTCGCGACTATGTCTTGGGAAGAAAGAAATATCATTAACGATATTATCAAAGAAAATCTTGAAACTACCAAAAAAACTAAACTGCCGTTTTTCTAAGCGGCAAGTTGTTTCTTAATTATTGCTTGTACTTCAGGCTTTAACTTCTTAATACTTTGAACTAGTGCATTCATATCTGCTGGTGCTTGTGGTGCTCCACCTGCTTGTGCATTTTGAGCGCCTGCTGTTCTATCAGTTCCAGCGCCTGCTATCTGCTTCATAGGTTCGCCTGTAGCATCGTCTTTTCCGTCTTTATTTGCGTCTACTTGATCCGTTGGTTCAGTTGTAGCATCTGCACCTTGACCACCGCTTGTTGACGCTGTATTAGCGTCTGTGGCACCATCTGTGCTTGTTGCTGCTTGTTTGACTTCAGCATTTTTAGTGTCACGCAATTTGTCTGCTGCGGCCGTATCAAGTCCTGCACCACCGTCTACTGGCTTTTTGGTTTTGCTATCAATTACGTCAACTTTGGTTCCGTCTTTTTCATTTGGAACTGTAATAAAAGGTGCATTTTTAATTCCTGTTGTGCTAGTGGTATCTGCTGTTGACGCTGTATTCGCGTCTGTTGCACCGTC